TCTAAAACCCCCTCTAAAACCCTCTATGGATTTCTAAAACGCCCTATGGATTCCAAAAACATAAAAAAAATTTCGCGCAAAAAATTTTAAGATATAAGAATGAGTAAACGTAAACCGTATTGGAGTTTTTGGAAAGTTATTTTTGCGGGATGGATCATAAGATATCCTGAGAAAGTATTCAATGTATTTCGATTTCCGCTGATGGTCTTATTTGGGTCTATTGTAGTGATGATATATAATGCATTGAGACAATAAAGATTTCAATATGTTAGAAAAAGTTTATCACATATATGCAAAGGATAAATGTTTGTATTACTCACTCAAGGAGGATGAGTTTTACAATACCTGGAATACTCTACTTACACTTGTAGATTTGACTTCAAGCGAGTATCAGAGAGAGGATTTAAATTACGAAGAACTAATCGTAAATAAAAAAACAGTATCTGAGTCTTCGTTTTGAAGGGGGGTTTACAAAAGATAAATAACACGATAAAATTGATCTGAAGGATTTTATTACTCATGGCAAAAGGATTTACAGTTAAAGCAAAAGCTCCCAGTATTCAGACATCTGAGGATTGGGATATTGATGCAATCAAGGAAAGAATGCGGGGCAAGAGCATTGTATTTTGTCTACCAGGGCGTGGATGTTCATATACATTCTTGAAGTCATTTGTTCAACTCTGTTTTGATCTTGTACAAAATGGATGTGGAATACAGATTTCTCAAGATTATTCATCAATGGTAAACTTTGCGCGTTGCAAGTGTCTTGGTGCGAATGTTCTGAGGGGTCCAAATCAGGTTCCTTGGGACGGTAAGTTGCAATATGATTATCAACTATGGATTGATAGTGATATTGTTTTCAATACTGAGAAGTTTTGGCAACTTTGTGATTTGGCATTTCCTGCTGAAGCAATTGATGATGAAGGAGTTGTTGATACATCTAAGCAGCGTGGTATTGTTGCTGGATGGTATGCGACAGAAGATGGTCGTACAACTTCTGTAGCACATTGGTTAGAGGAAGATGATTTCCGTAACAATGGTGGTGTGATGAATCACGAAACTGTTGAGAGTATCAGTAAGCGTAAGAAACCATTTACTGTTGATTATACAGGATTTGGTTGGGTATTAATTCAGAATGGAGTCTTTGAGAATCTTGAATATCCTTGGTTTGCTCCGAAGATGCAAGTTTTTGAATCTGGTGCAGTACAAGATATGTGTGGAGAGGATGTTTCCTTCTGTCTTGATGCAAAAGATCAGGGATATGAGATTTGGTGTGATCCTCGCATTCGCGTTGGGCACGAAAAGACTCGTATTATCTGATAATGTTTAATATTCTCTACAAAGGGGAAATAATGTATACAGGACTTTCTCATGAAGAATGTGCGGAAGTCCTTTCAGAACTTTCATATGAATTTTATGAGGGTGTTGAAATTGATCCGAATGAACTTAAATTGGAGGAAATTGTAAATGGCTAAGAGACCTTCTTTTAATGGTGGTGTTTTAATTGAATCAAAACCCAAAAAAACACGGCAGGGTTCTGGCAAACATACCAAGTATGCTGCAACTTCTCGTAATAAAGCACGTAAGCGTAGTAGGGGACAGGGTTGATTCTTATATCCGGTCATCCAAAGTCTCTCTTTTGAGGCAAAAGAAGAGGGGGAAATCCAAAATGAAGGAAATTGAAGAGCATATCCAGAATTGGATCTTCAAAATATCAAAATTAAGACCCGAATTGGGTAATTTTGCAATTTGCCCCTTCTCTTCAACTGCTTCTTATAAAATTATACTATCAAATATTGACGATATTATGCCTTTAAAGGGGTATGATGTCGTCATTTTTGTTGTTGAGGACTACCTAGATGCTTCTGCAATACAGATGTGGTGCGAAATCTACAATAATATCTACAAAGACTACATATTTTTAGAGGATTGTGGTCATTATAAAACTTTTATACAAGGTATTCAAACAAATAATGGTAAATATAATTTAATTTTATCTCAATCTAGAGAAAAATTAGAAAAATCTAGAGAAAATCTATCAAAAACCAAATATTATGAGCATTGGAACAAGGAACTGCTTGAGGAAATTCTAGGTAAAGACCATAAAATACCTCAAAAGGGATAGAAACCCCTTAAAAAGTTCTGTTTAACCCTCAAAAAAGGAACAAACAGATGGCAATTCAACCAAATCCAGATAGGGACGTAAATTATATGAAAGAAATTTGGGGAACAACGAGTCTGATCACTGATTATTGGTGCAAAACATCATCAGATTCTAAAAAACAGATGCTCAGGGAGATTAATAACGACGATATTACTCCAAAAAAGCACGATTTTGCTCACCAGAATGAAATTCATGAGAAAATTCGCAATGATAATGACTATGATGATTGGTCTTATGGGACTGAACCATTTTACGGTCAAAATCCTTAATAAATAATTTGAGACTATATCTTTATATAAATGCCTTTAGAGAGAATTAGTAAATCATTCAAGGATATTAGTTTATCTCTTCAGGTCAGTCCATTGACTTTCGATGTTTTGGCTCTTAAGAATGAAACGGCGATTGCTAGGTCAGTTCGTAATTTAGTATTAACCCTACCAGGGGAAAGATTTTTTAATCCAGATGTTGGATCTGACATTAGCCAGTCGCTGTTTGAAAATATAGATGCAATTTCTGCAAGTACAATTAAATCTCAAATTGAAAGTACTATTAGATCTTATGAACCAAGAGTTTCTTTAACGAAAGTTTTGGTTGAACCTAATTTTGATAACAATGAATTTAATGTTACTATTAGATATAACATTATAGGTATAGATGTTCCACCACAACAGTTAGTTTTTGTATTACAGCCAACCCGATAAATGGCAATAATAAATTTTACAGACTTAGACTTTGATCAAATAAGGTCATCAATTAAAGATTACCTTCGATCAAGTTCAGATTTTACGGATTATGATTTTGAAGGATCGAATTTGTCGGTCTTGATAGATATTCTTGCTTATAATACATACATCTCTTCATACAATGCTAACATGGTTAGCGGTGAAGTTTTTATTGATAGTGCAACTCTTAGAGAAAATGTAGTTTCACTAGCAAGAAATATTGGTTATGTTCCAAGATCAAGAACTGCAGCAAAAGCAAATATATCATTTTTCGTTGATGTATCTGATTATCCATCAATTCCAAGAATTGTAACTCTATCTAAAGGAATTGTATGCACTACAGAATCTGATTTTAGTGGGGAAAGTTATACTTTTGTCATAAAAGAAGATATTACAGTTCCTGTTGTAAATGGAATTGCATTCTTTGATAATATTGAAATTTGTGAAGGAACTTTGTTATCAAGTGAGTTTTTCGTAAGTTCATTAATACCTAATCCACCTCAAAGATATATTATTGACAATGCAAATGTTGACATAAGCACTTTATCAGTGTCTGTATTTAAAAATTCTTTAAGTACGATTTCAACTCGATATAAGTTAGCACAAGATATTATTGATGTTGAATCAGATTCAAAGATATTTTTCATTCAAGAAATTGCCGATCAAAAATATGAATTAATTTTTGGAGATGGAATTTTTGGAAATAAATTAGAAAATAATAATTTAATTAAAGCATCATACGTTGTTTCTAATGGACCACTTGGAAATAATCTATCTCAGTTTACCTTTACTGGAAAATTAAACTCTAATACTGGTTTAGTTACTAGGGGAATCTCCACAATTGAAACAAATACTACATCTTATGGTGGTAATGAGATTGAATCTGTTCAATCAATTAGAAATTATTCGCCAAAATACTACTCTTCACAAAATAGAGCAGTAACAGCAAATGACTTCAAGGCAATTGTTCCAAGAATTTTTCCAGAATTAGAATCTGTAAACGTTTTTGGTGGAGAAGATTTAAATCCGCCAAGATATGGAAAAGTTTTTGTCGCGGTCAAACCTCAAAGTGGAACATTTTTATCTTCAAGTGCAGCTCAGAATTTGAAGAATATGCTTAGAAAATATACTGTTGCTGGAATTGTAGTTGATGTTATTGATTTAAAATACTTATACATTGAACTTGATAGTACAATTTATTATAATGAAAACTTAACTGATAATGGTCAAACTCCAAAAAATAAAGTAATTTCCAATTTAGAAAAATATTCAAAATCTCTTGAGTCTGATCAGAGTGATATCAGATTTAAATATAGTAAAGTTTTGAATATAATTGATCAGAGTGACAAGTCAATCACTTCAAATATTACAAAAGTTTCTTTAAGAAGGGATTTTAGAGCATCAGTTAATCAATTTGCAGAATATGAAATTTGTTTTGGTAACCAAATTCATATCAATAGTTTAAGTGGATACAACATAAAAACTTCTGGTTTTTCTGTTTCTGGAATTACTGGCGTAGTTTATATTGCAGATAAACCAAATCCAGACCAGAAAACTGGAAATCTATTTTTGTTTAAATTATCAACAGAATCCGAAAATCCAATACAGGTCAGACAATCTGTAGGAACTGTAGATTATGTGAAAGGTGAGGTACTTTTAAATCCAATTAACATAGTTTCAACTGTTATAGATAGTGGAGAATCCATTGTTGAAATTTCAGTGACTCCAAAATCCAATGACGTCATTGGATTGCAAGATTTATATTTACAACTTGATACTAATAAACTAACAGTCACTTCTGTTCCTGACAATATTTCTTCCGGAAATGATATTTCCGGAAGTAACTATATTACAACCTCAAGTTATACGAATGGAAAATTAATTAGAGAATAATAGAAATGCAAAAATCAAGGATTAAAATTAGTAATGTTGTAAAAAACCAACTTCCCAATTTCGTTAGGGAAAATTATCCTCTAGTTGAAAGTCTATTTGTAGAATATTATTCTGGACTTGAGTATAAGGGAGGGGTTTTAGATATACTTCAAAATATTGACCAGTATGTTAAACTTGACAATCTTACTAATTTAATTGAAACTACAACTTTAACTAAGGATGTTTCTTTTTCCGACACTAGCATTTTTGTTAAAAATACATTGGGATTTCCTGATACACATGGATTGATTCAAATTGATGGTGAAATTATTTTTTACAAGTCAAAAAGTTATTCATCCTTCAATGATTGTATTAGAGGTTTTAGTGGCATTACTTCTTATGAAAATGGATTAGAATTTGAATCAACAAGTGCAGAAAAGCATTCAAGTTCTTCTACTGTTAAAAACTTGAATATTTTATTCATTAATGAATTTTTTAAAAAAATAAAATCTCAGTTTGCTCCAGGTTTTGAAGATAGATCCTTTTTTAGCGGTTCTTCCTTAAAAATCAATAAAAATATACTGATAAAGCAATTAAAGGATTTTTATACTGCAAAGGGAACAGATGCTTCGTATAAAATATTATTTAAAGCGTTATTTGGTGACGATGTTCAGGTAATTAAACCAAGGGATTATCTGATTAGACCTTCAGATGCTCAATATAGAAAAAATCAGCAATTAGTTGTTGAAGCAATCGATGGTGATCCAAAAGATCTTGTTAATACTACAATATTTCAAAATACTCTAATTGTAGATGGCAAAGAATTTATTTCTTCTGCTTATGGAACTGTCAATAAAGTTGAAACAATCAATAGAGAAGAACAGACTTATTATATCTTAGGTCTTGATTTTGATTTTAATAAAGATATTAATTTGAGAGGATCAGTCTATGGAGAATTTGTAATTGGTCCAAAAACAATAATTGTTGAAGATGTTGTTCCGGGATCAACTCAAATAACTGTAGATAGTACATATGGATTTCCAGAAAAGAATGGATCTCTCATAGTATACTATGATGACAATACAACCCAGACAATTACGTATGAAAGAAAAAATTTAAATCAATTTTTAGGTTGTCTGGTAACAAGAAGCATTTCAAAGAAAACAAACATTTATTTGAATTATACTTGTGAAGGTGGATTGACTTTTGGTGATGACGAAAATCCTATCAAGTTTAGAATTACAGGGGTTTTATCCGAAGCAGTAGTTGATCCAAATTCTAGGTATATTGTTAGTGGAAATAGAGTTAATTTGAGAACTTTGGGAAAAGATCTCAAAGAATCAAAGTACAATGATTGGAAATTTAATATATCACCTTCTTATAATATTAAATCCATTTCAATTAGTAATCAGCAAAATAGCATATATACACTCTCTCTGTATGATGATCATATATTTTATGCTGGAGATGAAGCAATACTAACATCAATCACTGGACCTTTGAAGACTTATGATGCGGTTGTTGAATCTGTAAAAGACATTTTCACTTTAAATATTTCATTACCTCTTAATTTTGATTCTTCTCAAAAATATAAAATTGAAAGAAAATCTGGAAAGTTTAAGTTTACTTACAACTCTCAAACTTTTCCAGAATCTAATGATATCTATGTTACTGATGTTCAAAATGTATATAAAGGAACAGATGATGTGCTATATGTTTCTTCCCAATCATTGCCAAAATATGGAAAAGAATCTATTGCATTAAGTGATGAAACTATAACTCTTGGCGAAGACTTTTTTATCACTGAAGAAATTAATGCCAATGATTCTCAAAAAATTGATAAAATTTTAAATATTGGAAAAAATTCATTTGTTACTGGAGATGCTCTTTATTATCAATCTGGACCTGATGGAAATTCTTTAAATATTGATCAAGGAATTTATTATGCAAAAGTTCTTGGATCATTTAATAATTCGACTCAAATAAAACTTTCTAGTAGTAGAAATAATATTGACAATAATATATTTCTCGATGTTGGATTATCCAACTCAACAACTCGATTGGTGGGGTCCCAAAATAAATTTTTTAGATCTACAAATGAACTAATTTTCTTCCAGAATACTACTGATGATGAGCAATCTAATTTCAATAGATCAATATCTCCAAAAAATATTTTCAAAAAAATTGCAAAACCATTAGAACCAAATGAAAGAAGTTTAACTCCTTCTGGAAATATTGGCATTCTTGCCAATGGAGTAGAAATTCAAAATTATAAGTCAAATGATTTTATATATTATGGATCTGTTGATAAAGTTGAACCAAAATCTTTTGGAAGTGGATATGATGTTATAAATCCACCAATTCTCAATATTATAGATTCATCAGGTTCTGGTGCATCGGTAATTTCACATATCAGAGGATCTCTGAATAAAATTGAAGTTTTGGATGGTGGATTTGATTATGATGGCATTCCCGAAATAAGAATATCGGGTGGAAATGGTGCAAATGCTATAGCAGTTCCAAATATGACTGTATTTGATCATTTTGTGGAATTTATTGCTGAGAGTAATCAAGTAAATTTGTCAAATTATACTATCACATTTAATTTAAAGCACAAGTTTTATGAGGGTGAAAGGGTTAGATATGATTATACAGATGTTCCAATTGAAGGTTTGCAAAGAGATGTCGATTATTTTATCTCCCCAGATTCTGATTTTACGTTAAAAGTTTATGGAACATTCTTGGATTCTATCAATAAAACAAACCCAATAATTTTAACTTCCCTTGCTCCCGGAAAACATTATTTGAAAAGTGTTAATAAAAAATCAAAGATTGGATCTATTAGAGTAATACGATCTGGAAAAAATTATACAAATAAAAAACTTACATTTAAAAACTCAAATGTAGATCTTTATAGAAATTCTATAAAAATTGATGACCATGGATATAAAACTGGCGAAATAGTTGTATATAACTCTGAAGGAACTTCTATATCTGGATTAACTACAAATACTGAATATTATGTCAGCGTTGTTGATAATAACGAGTTTAGACTATGTGGAATTAATACAAATCCTTCAGATCCAAAAGAATTTAATTTAAATAGAAACATATTTGTCAATTTTACTGATTTTGGTGTAGGTCCTTATATTCTAAATTATCAACCAATTAAAGTTGAAATAGTTGGCGATTTTAAAAATAGATCTCTACCTTTAGATGATATTAGTGCTAAAATTATACCATCATTTTCTGGTGAACTTTTCTCAACATCGATTGAAAATGGCGGATCTAACTATGGATCGGAAAATATATTAAATTATAATAGACAACCATTAATTGAAGTAAAAAATGGTTCTGGATGTGAGTTAAGTCCAATTATCGTAAACGGACAAATTAAAAGAGTATTGATTGTTAATGGTGGATCTAATTATAATTCCACTCCTACTATTGAAATTGATGGTATTGGATCTGGTGCTAATTTGATACCAAAAATTTCCAATGGTAGGATTATTGATGTAGTAGTTACATCGGAAGGAATAAACTATGATTCCAATGGAACTTCTCTTAGAGTTGTATCTTCTGGATCTGGAGCAGCATTTGATATTTCTATACAAAGATGGAATGTAAATAATGTAGAAAGATCGATCTTTAAAAATGAGATTACATCAAATGATATTTTTCTTTATGATACTAAAAATGAAGATGGTGAAAGAATTACTCAATTAACACATTCATATGCACCAAGAAAATTAAGAGAAAATCTTTTAGTTTCTAGAATAGAACTTGATCAAATTTTTTATAAAAAAGATTTGGAAGTAGATTTTAATGGAAATGAGTCTTCTGAATCAACTACACACTCTCCAATTATAGGTTGGGCATACGATGGAAATCCAATTTATGGTCCATTTGGATTTACTAATCCAGTTGGAGGTGGATTAGTTAAAAAAATGCAGTCTGGTTATTCTATTTCTTTAAAACCAAATAGACCAAGTACTGTTTTTTTCCCAATAGGATTTTTTGTCGAAGATTATTCATACTTTGATAGTGGTGATCTTGATGAATATAATGGAAGATTATGTGTAACTCCGGAGTATCCTAATGGAGTTTATGCGTATTTTTCAACATTGGGAGAAGTTGATACTCAATTCAGCCAAAAATACTTAAGACCTATTTTCCCATATTTTATTGGAAATCAATACAAATCTACTCCTATTGAATTTAATTTTGATAGTACTACTGATAGTAGTCAAAATTCGGCATCTTTTGAAGATTTGGGATTGGTTAGAAATACAAATAAGTATAAACTTTTGAGTGATACTGCAGGGTATGATTTTATATTCAACCCTATTGACTATGAAGATCAATTAAACAAAGTATCTAGAACTGAAAGAGGTATAATTGATGAAGTTACTATAATATCCGGAGGAGAAAATTATTCTGTAGGTGATAAAATTAAATTTGCTAAAGATGAATTTGGAAATGAATCTTTTGCTGAAGTATCCGAAATTTCCGGAAAAGAAGTTGAGGAAATATCTTTAATATCCACAAAAATACCAAATGTTGAATTTGGATCTTCTAGTTTTTCAAATTCTGTTATTGGCGTATCATCTGATCCACATAATCTAAATGATGGAGACCTTATATCAATAATTGGATTGGATGAATTGCTTACAAATAGAAAAAAAGATATTAGTTCAACTATTACTGTATTTACAAACGAATTAATATTAAATGAACAAATTGATGTAGGAGGAATCTCAGATAATTTTATACCAAAACTAATCTCAGTAAATGGAAATTTAAAGGAATCTGCCATAAGACCAAGTGACATTTATCAAATTGGTGATGAGGAATTTAAAGTTCTAAATGTCATACCGGAAAATTCCCAAATAAGAATTTTAAGAACTCTTGCTGGAATTGCTTCCCATCCAGCTGGATCAATTTTAGTTGAAAAACCAAGATTTTTTGAAGTTTCTGCTGTTGATGATGTTTCATCTCCAGTATTTTTTGGGGATAAAAATTATCCAATAAACAAAGAAATATATTTTGATCCTTCAGTTTCTATTGGTATTGGTACAGGCGAAAGAAGTATATCAAATATTTTACTTGAAATTGATCCATTAAATTATCAAGTTGGAATTTCTACCGATACTTTAGTATCTGGAGATCCCGAACCTAAAGTTGGTTTAGTGTTTAACAATTTCATAAATTCATCAAACTTCAAAATTGGCGATTTTATAAATTTGACAGGATCATCTAACACTGAATTTGACAATATTGAAGAAGTTGAAGTTCTTAATGTTGGATTTAGTTCTATAACAATAGACTATAATGTAAGCGATTTATCCACAACACAAATAAATTCTATTGTTGGGACTGGAGTAACATCATACGTTCAAAAATGGATTGTTAGAAATATTAATACAAGGCAAATATATTTGCCAAATCATGGACTTAAAACTGGTGATAAAATTGTATACAGTAATAATACAGGATCTCAAATTTTAGTGTCGGAAGACAAAATAAATGAATTTCCTTTGACTGATCCTAGTGATTTGTATGCATATGTGTTCGATCAAAATTATATTGGAATTTCCACAGATATTGTGGGGTTAACTACAACCGGTGAATATCTGAATCCAGTGTCCAATGCAACTTTATTTTATTATACTAACGTTGGATCTAGAAAATATCACAGTATTAGAACAGATAATTCGGATACTTTGGTTGGTAAGATTGCCAAAAATGTTGCAAGAGTAAGAACTTTACAAGACCCATCTCTATTTTACAATGAATCTGTCGATATTAAAGTAAAAGATACTTCAGAAAAAACTTTTATTGTAAAATATAATGATGAAAATAGAAGACTTGTATTTGAACCTAAAGAATTTGTTCAAACAAATCCAATAGATAATACAATTCCAATTTCAAATCATGGATACTCTACTGGTGAAAAAGTTATACACACCACAGATGATTTAACTTCTTCAATAGAAAATAATAAAATTTTCTATATTGTTGTTAAAGATGATAATAGTTTCAGTCTTTCTGAAACTTATCAGGACTCTATCTCAAAAAATCCTAGTGTTATTGATATTACAATTACTTCATTTGGAGAAATTTCTCAAGTAAATCCATCAATAGAGTTATATAAAAACCAAATTATAAACTTTGACCTGACTGACAAATCTTTATCATTTGTAAATAACGCAAATTCTGTTCCTGCTTTTGATTTTGATTTATATTCTGATGAAAATTTTGTAAATAAGTTTATAAAATCTGAAAAAGATGATTCTTTTACTGTAACAAAATCTGGTAAAATTGGAGTTGAAAATTTTGCAAAATTAAGGCTGCAAATAAATGAAAATACTCCAAAAAAACTTTATTATAAGTTATCTTTAGCAAATACAAATTTAAACATTCCGGATTCTAAAACTGAATATAGGGTTGATAATGAGAATATTGAAAATGACAGCACTTTGTTCGTTTTGGATAGTGTATATTCTGGAAGAAAAAGAGTTAAATCTACCGGTTCAAATTATTTTGAATATTTTATATCGACTAGACCAGAAAAAACATCTTACTTAAAAACAAATTCCTCACTTTCATATAATACATCCTCATATTCAACAACTGGATCCATTTCTAAAGTGGATGTACTTTCTAGAGATAGAAAGTACAGAGTGTTGCCAGGAATTACATCAATTACTTCAAAAACTGGAACCGGAGCATTATTATTTCCTTCCAGTAGAAAAATTGGATTTGTTAAAAAAGTAGATGTTCAAAATATTGGATTTGATTATAGTGTAGATTATAGCTTGAGACCAACTGGCAATTTGCCCCAATTAATTAATGTAGAGCCATTAAGCATATTTAAAGATATTGAAGTGCTAACTATTGGAAAAGATTATACTCTTATACCGAATTTAATAGTTCTTGATGGATTGACAAATGAGTTTGATTCTCAATCAGAGTTGAAGTTTATTCCAGAAGATTATAAGGTTGAAATTATTCAAAATAGTTCTGGTCTTTTTAATAAGACTCCAATTATTGTGCCAATCAATAATTCAAACGGAATCAGCGTTAGAAGTGTATCATATAATGTAGATTCGAAGGTATTAACTTTCATACTAAATCCATCATTCAGCAGTGAAGCAGATTTTCCTTTTGATGATGGAGATAAAGTTTTATTGGAAAACTTTAGAGTTAATGATATTATTTTTGATCCTATTACAAATGAGGTTACTATAAATCAAAATGTAAAAGGAATCAATTCCGAAAATTATGGATATGCTTTATTTACAGTAGAAAATGTAAACAAAGCTATCGGTGGCAGTGGCGCAAGTTTCTCAATTGATATGACTGACTACTTGGAAGGTGATGAAATTCCAGGAGATTATAGACCAGTCAATTCTTTTGGATATGTTGTTCCTCAAAGTTATTTTCCAACTTTCAATATAACTCTCCAAAAAAATAATTTTATTCTTGGTGAACAAGTCACTAGTACTAGTGGATTTACTGGTATTGTTGAGTATTGGGATAGGGATAATGAATTTGTTAGCATTCTATCCGATGATAAGTTTGTAACTGGTGATAAAATCACAGGAAGGACTTCAAACTTAACTGGAGTTGTTGGAACAGTACAATTCTATGAATCTGAATATAAGACAAGTTCTTCAGCTGAAGTTACTAGAGGTTGGGACACTAATATAGGATTCCTCAATGATAATAGTCAAAGAATTCAGGATAGTTTCTATTATCAATACTTCTCATATGACTTAAAATCCAAAACACAATTCTCTGAATGGGAAGATGCAGTATCAAGTCTCAATCATGTTTCTGGATTTAAGAAATTCTCCACTTTTGAGGTTGAATCTTTTACTGGGGAAGAAAATAAAACCACAATTTCATATTCAGAGTTAAACTCAGTTTCCGATTTAATTTCGGTAGTTGATTTAAATTCTTATGTGGATTTCGATATGGTTTCGGAAAATGCATATTTGCTTGATGGAAGAATTGCATCTGACCAAATTGTATTCAATACGATTCCAATTCAAGATTTTGCAGAGTCTATTGGAAATAGAGTTTTGACAATAGATGATTTTAGTGGCGAATTTAATAACATTCCAAGGGAAGAAAAATTTGTTGTTGCAGATAGATTCCCAATCTTCCAAACTAGGTATAGAAAATATTTTACATACGTTAAAGATAAATTGTTCTTTAATGAAAGGCAGTTTGGAATACTTTCCATAATACATGATGATTTAAATGGATATGTTAATCAATATGGAAGATTAGATACTCTAGAGGAACTTGGTAATTTTGAATTTGCAATTAATGGAAATTTTGGAGAAATTACTTTTAATCCTTTTGATTTTGAATTTAATGATTTTGATATTGAGTTGGTTTCATATAGTTTGTTCGATACTTTTGTTGGTCTAGGATCAACTACAACTGAATCATACGAATTGGGCAATATTGTAACTATAGACAACCAAAAAACAACTATTCCTAGCGGGTCAACTGATACAATTGGAATATCAACAGTTCATCTTTCAAATAGATCCTCCAAGGTTCTAGTTACTTTAAATGACCAAACTGGTCAATTTAGAGAATCTGTAGAACTAAACCTCACTCATAATGGAACAGATGTTTACATAACCGAATATGGAAAGTTGTATACAGAAGCGGTAAATCCCCCAATAGGATTTGCAACTTATAGTGCAGAAATCTTGGGATCAGATTTAATTGTCAATGCAACTCCTACAGTTGCATATGGATCAACACTAGAAGTTAATGTTTTAAATATTTCTGTTGCAGATATTACAAGAACAACATCAGGTTTATTAGCATTAAGTAATACTAGATTAGAGTCTGGATTTGTAAACATTCCATTAAGTCCTTCTCCCACAAAAGTTGAAGTTCATCAGCATACTTTAGTATATGGTGGTGCATATTATTATCTCTCTATTGAAGACACGACTAATGGTATATACAATTCTCTAGAACTTACAACTGTAAATAATGATTTGGATGTATATGAAACTCAATTTGGTTCTGTTATTAGTGACGATTCTTTAGTTGGACTTGGAACAATTACAACAGAAATTGTAGGAAATAGATGTAGATTATTCTTTACTCCACTGCCAGATAGAAATATTAGCATTAGATATTATTATCAGGGAGTTAAGACAATTACGGAAGCACCAGAAACTCCAGATAAACTTATATTACCATTAAATGAGTCTCAAATTAATTCATATACTACAGATTATATTGGAACTCAGAATGCAATTAGAAGATCATTTGAACTATTCTATAAAAATAATCGCATTTTAAGAAGAGTTTTCAATGCTTCTAGTTTTGTTTCAGTTAATTTGTTTGATGACACTATTAAAATACCAAATCATTATTTTAGTACTGGAGAAGAAGTTGTATATGATCCAAATGGAGATGATCCGATTAGAATTGCATTAACTGATATTCCGGGAATAGGTGTAACAGATATACTTCCATCAACTCTTTACATTATTAAAGAAAACGATATTAATATAAGAGTTTCTGCATCGGCATCTCAGGCATTAAGATCTGTTCCTGAATATCTGGATTTGGTGAGTTATGGGACAGGAACAAATCATACATTAACAGGTAAGAGAGGAAATTCTAGATCATTAATTACTATTGATAATATGATTCAGGCACCTATTGTTTCAACTTCGTTCGAAACAACTTTGGCAGAACCTTTAGGACTGAAAGATGTGAGAGTTAAAGTAACAAATCCAAATGTGTTTATTGGTGGAGATGTTTTCCAAGTAGATAATGAAATTCTCAGAGTTAAAGTTGTTGGATTTGGTGCAACGAATACACTACTTGTTAATAGATTCTGGTTGGGATCATTACCAGGAGTCCATACTGTTGGTACTGCTTGTACAAAATTAGTTGGAGATTATAATATTGTTGACAATACAATCCATTTCTATGATCCTCCATATGGTCCACTTCCAATAACACCAAAAAATCCAAAACCAGATGAAGTTGATTTTGTTGGAATTTCTACTGGTTCTTCTTTCTCCGGAAGAATATTTAATAAAAGTGGAGAAATTAATGGAGAAAATCCAACATACTCTGACAATATTTTATTAGATGGTCTTTCTGAAGAATTTACTGGAATTACAAGTGAGTTTATTTTGAAGGAGAAAGGTTTACCAGTATCTGGTATTTCAACATCAAACCTGTTTGTTCTGGTTAAAAATATACTTCAAACTCCTTTTGATGAGGATAGTAATCCAGAAGGTTCGTTTACACTAAGTCGAAACCTTGGAGGAGAAACAACAATAGTCTTTAAGCAACAGGATGAAGTTTCAAATCTTGATGATATTAATTCAACAAACCTTCCCGTTGGTGGCATAATAGTTAGCACTGGTTCTACATTTGGTTCTGGATATCAACCATTAAAAACTGCTGGCGCAACAGTCACTATTGATGATACTGGATCAATTTCAAACATAACTATTGGTTCTACTGGAAGTGGATATAGATTAGTTGATGGTAAAGAAATTTTTGTTTCTACATCTTCTATTGCAGTTTCTGGAACATTTACTTTAGAAGTCGTTGATGAAAAAAGTTTATTTGACAAACTTCCATATTCTTCAAGAGCATTATGTAGTACTGGAATAGGTACGGTATATAATGATGTGGAAATTACTGCATATGATCCAATTGCTTCTACAATTACACTATCCAGTGCTTTAGATGAAGATATTCCTGCAGGATCCAGAATTTCAGTAAAACTAACAGAATTGTCTACAGAAATAGTTGATATTGGAATTAGAACGGAAAGTAGTGGTGATTATGACGTAAATTATATTGGATTTACAACTGTAATTTCAGGATCAATTTCAACTTCAATAAATTTTGTTGATCCTGGAATTGCATTTACTTCTTTCTATGATGTATTTGACACAAGAGCATCTGAATCAATTGCTGCTGGATCAACTGTTCTTTATGTTAATAATATTAAAAATATTAATAATATTAATAATTATATTACAGTAAATTCAGATTTTAATGTAAAAATTACGGGAATTGGAAATACTTTCATTACACTTGACAGTCCACTATCAACAATTACTTCCAATGATGTAGTAACTATCAGAAGATTTTCGCCACCAAATATTGAATTTGATTCGCCTATAGGATATTATAACATTCCATTAATTTATAGTTCAGATTCTCCTTCTATAGGAATTGGAACTGGTGCAAAATTAAATATATTAGTTGGTGAAGATGGTAGTGTTATTGACTTTAAATTTGTAAATAATGGATATGGGTATAGACCTTTTGAGATATTAACAATTCCAACTGATGGATTGATTGGAATACCCACAAATACGCAATATCCATTTAGTGAATTCCAAATATTCATAGATGATGTATATGACACTAAGTTTTCTTCTTGGTCTATCGGTGATCTTCAAGTTATTGATAAATTCGACGATTTATTCGATAATAGAAGAAAGATTTTCCCAATCAAAATCAATGGAGAAATTAAGTCCATTAGAGCTAAAAAAGGATCTGCAATTGATATCGAAGCAACTTTAATAGTTCTATTTAATGATATTCTCCAAGTTCCTGGTGAAGGATATGAATTTAATGGCGGAAGTATTATAGTGTTCCCAGAACCTCCAAAATTTGGAGACACTGTCACTATAATATTCTATAGAGGAAATAGTGATGTTGATGTAATTGATGTTGATGTTTTAGAAAATGTTAAAATTGGAGATTCATTAACTATTACAAATGATGTTAAAAAATTAAATGAGAATGAAAGAATTGTTTCTGATATTGTCGCATCCGACTTTGCAAATACTTTTATTTACTCTGACAAAGGTATTGTCGAAGACTTTAATTTGTTAAGACCTGTTTTACTATCAAAACAAACTGAAGATCTTGTTATTGATGGGCAATTTATTGGAAAAGATAGAGTTTATAATGAGGCAAGTATATATCCTTCCGCAAAAATAATATCAGAAATAACTCCATCTTCAACTGAATTTTATGTTGACACATTGAAACCATTCTTTGATAATGCAGCAGAAACTATTGAGGATAAAGAAAGAAATTTGATTAAAATAATTGATCAAGAACAAAAATCACCTGCAATTGGAACATGTCAGGTTGTTAATGGTGAGGTATCTTCCATTTTAGTTCTTGATGGTGGCGAAGGTTATACAACTGCTCCAAATGTTTCTATTCAATATCCATATTTTACAAATCCATCTCCAATTGGAATTGGATTGACCAATATTGATAATATAGTTGGTACTATATCCACAACTGGAATTTCGACAGCGACTATTGGAGAATTTTTGCTTGGTAGAAATAGTCGTGCTTCTGGAGTTCTTGCTGGAATTACATCTGATAATTTTATTCAAGTTATCCCAACAAGTTTGAATATATTTGAAGTTGGTGAAGAAATAAATCTGTTCGAATCTGGATTTGTTGCCGATATTGAAACATTGGATTCTACAGAGTTTGCAACAGCAACAGCAACTATTTCTTCTGGGTCCGTAAATTCTATAACAGTAACAAATTCTGGAATAGGATATACTTATGGTCCAATAAAATCTTTAAGAGTTAAAACTGAAGGTCTTGGTTTTCCAGAAACTTTAAATTCATCAAACAGTACCTTTACTTCTGCCAGACTTAAAACGAAGACTGGTATTGGTCAAAACGCATCTGCTGATGTTAACCTATTAGTTGATCCAATTACTCAAAACTTCATAATTGATAGGACTAATATTAATATTACGAATAAAGGATTTAGATACTCTGTTGGTGATATTTTAGAAGTTGATGTATTTGATAATCCTGGAATTGGTGAAACTTTTAGAAATTATCCTTTATCAAGACCAATACAGTTTGAAGTTTCTCAAATTGAAACTCCACAAATTTCAATCGATCCACCCACAGTTAAGACTGAAGTAATACCAGATGTTTCTTTCTTTGGAGACTATGGAGTAATTGTTGGAGTTACTACAATTGCAAGTATTCCTATTGGTCCTGTTGTTGTACCTGGTTTGGTATTTGATTTATATATTCCAGAAGATTCTATTCTTAGAGATTCTGCATTCATAGGAAATACTGTTGTTGGATCTGCAATTACAGTATCTCAGTTGGATCTAGGAGACTACTTTTCTATAAGCAATGCAAATATTGCAAATTCCCCAAACACAACTTATAACAATGCAGGAAATGTTATAGGAATTTCTACAAATTTGAATAATATATATCAAGTTATTTTCCCAGCAGTTACTGTTAATAAGTTCAGTCCCAAATATGGCAATATTTTGGTCAGAAGGATTATATGTGCTGTTTCTACTTTATATGATGACTTTGGTGCTTCATACATCAATGATATTGGTCAATTTAGTTGGGGCAAAATTTCTAATTTATCGAAGAGAATTGATCCAAAATCTTTCTTAATTGATAATAATCCAATAGTTCAAAGAGTTAATCCATTGAAATTCTCAAATTATGATTATGAACCATAAAATTGGTTATAAATAATCAAAAAAATGTTAGAAAATGTCGGCAATTATAACTGACCAACTTAGGATATCTAATGCACTTGGTTTTATTGAAAAGGTCAATTCTCCAGATAATGCATATTATGTATTTTTGGGTTTGTCAAACTCAACAGAATACTTATCTACTTGGGAAGAGTTGCCACCCTTTCCAAGAGATAATTTTAATGAAGAAAATACAGTGTGGGATACTATGTTTTCGTTGAAAAAAATATCTCCTGGTGATGTTTCTCCTGTTATAAGAAGAATAAATTGGGAGTCTGGAAGAACTTATGATATGTATCGTAATGATATAAGTATAGACAAACGTGCAAATCAAACCGATTCCACCTCTTTATATGCTTCCGATTATTATGTTATAACTCAAGATTATAGAGTCTATATTTGCCTCCAAAATGGAACGACTCCAGAATCTTCTAGTGGAAATCCATCATTAGATGAACCAACTTTTACAGATTTGGAACCAAGGGCTGCTGGTACAAGTGGAGATGGTTATATTTGGAAATATCTTTATACAATAAGACCTAGCGAAATTATTAAATTTGATAGCACCAATTTTATTCCAGTTCCTAGGGATTGGAAAACTAACTCAGATTATTCTGCAGTAATTGAAAATGCATCTTCAAGCGGACAATTGAAGATTGTTACTATATTAGATAGAGGTAGAAATTTAGGTGCACCTGGACTTTATCAAAATATTCCAATTAAAGGTGATGGATCAGGTGCTACAGTAACTATTATTATTGGTAGTGACAGAACTGTTGATAGCGTTTTCGTATCTAATGGAGGAAGTGGATATACTTATGGAACAATTGATTTAGAAAGTTCTGGATTATTTTTAACAGATCCTCCAAAGTTTTCTGTTATTATTCCACCAAAAGGAGGTCATGGAGCAGATATTTACAGAGAACTTGGTTCAACAAATGTTCTTCTTTATTCTAGAATTGAAAATGATATTGGAGATCCTGACTTTATTGTTGGCAACAAAGTTGCAAGAGTTGGAATTGTTCAAAATCCAGAAGCATTCGATTCAACATCAATTTTAAATAAACAAAAGGCAAGTTCTGTATATGCATTAAAATTGAGACCTAATTCTGCAACAATTTTACCAAACTCAACATTCACTCAAGATATTGTTGGTGTTGGAACTGCTGTAGGAAGAGTTGTTTCTTATGATAGTGAAACTGGAGTTATAAAATATTGGCAAGATAGAACATTATATGGGTATACAACATCGGGAATATCAACAAATTCTGTTAATGGATATTCCCAAATTCAATTTACCAGTGAAAATAATATTGACGTAAACAATATTATTATTGAAGTTGATGATGATTTTAGTGGTATATCTACGGTAATAAATAATGGTACTGTGTACCTTGGTCAAAATTTTGAAAATGGATTTGCTAATCCAGAGGTAAAAAAATATACAGGAGATATTATATACATTGATAATAGACCTTCAATTAGCAGATCTTTAAATCAAAAAGAGGATATTAAAGTCGTTTTACAATTCTAATCAATAACAGTCATGCCACAAGAAACTAATTTGAATGTAACTCCTTATTTTGATGATTTTGATGATCAAAAGAACTTTTATAAGGTTCTTTTTAAGCCAGGATACCCCATTCAGTCCAGAGAATTGACAACTTTACAGTCAATTCTTCAAAATCAAATTGAAAAATTTGGATCACATATCTTTAAGGAAGGATCTCCAGTTCTCGGCGGAAACGTTGTATACAATAATTATTATGAAGGAATTCAAGTAGAATCAAGTTATCTTGGTATTTCTGTAGATTTGTATTTGAATAATTTTATTGGCAAGTATTTGATTGGACAAGACTCTCAGGTAAAAGGGAGAGTTGAATTTGTTTTGCCAGCAAATGAATCTCCAACATCAAATACCATAATTTATGTTTCATACAGAGATTCAAATTCCACTCAAAACACTAGACAGTTTAATTCTGGAGAAGTTTTACTTTCCGAAGGAGATGTTCCTATAGTTTCTGGTGGATTTACTAATATTCAGGCAGGCCAAGGAGTAGGAAGAGTTACTACTGAAAATTCTTCTATTGTCGGATCTTCTGTTACTATTGCTGATGGTGTGTATTTTATTAGAGGTTATTTTGTAAATATTAAGCAGGAAACTTTAATATTAGATCCTGTTGCAAATAATGTAAATTATAGTATTGGATTGAAAGTAATTGAAGATATTGTTACTGCAGATGATGATGAATCTCTCGTAGATAATTCGCAAGGATTTACAAATTTTGCTGCTCCAGGTGCTGATAGACTTTCTATTACAGCATCTTTGGCAAAATATTCATTTACAGAGTCTCAAGATGAAGGGTACATCGAATTATTTAAAGTTGTAGATGGATCCCCAGATAAAGTACAAAGAGATGCTGAGTATAATCTTCTTGCAAATGAGTTTGCAAGAAGAACTTATGATGAATCTGGTGATTATTATGTAACGCCATTTAAAGTTGATGTTAGAGAATCATTAGATAATTTAAAGGGAAATAAGGGAATATTTAAATCAGGACAAAATACATATGGCAATAATGTTGCCGATGAATCTCTTGGAATTTATAAAGTATCTCCAGGAAAGGCATATATTAGAGGATTTGAAGTAGAACTACCTAATCCAACTTTTATAGATTTTCCAAAACCAAGAATTGAAAAAACTTTAGAAAATCAAAGTATTGTTTATACAACCGGTTCAACGTTTACTCTGAATAGAGTTGATGGAAATCCATCTCTAGGAATTTCAACGGATTATACGGTATCATTAAGATCAGAAAGACTTGGTGTAGATGATAATGTAGCACCTGGTAAGGAGATTGGTCTTGCTAGAGTATATGATTTTGCATTAGAATCTGGTTCATATAATACAATATTTCCAAATTCTAATGAGTGGGATATTACTTTATTTGATGTTCAACCATACATTGAATTAAATTTAAATAATCCTGTCACATTACAAGTACCAACATTTATCAAAGGAAGTTCCAGTGGAGCTTCGGCATATTTGAGAGAATCAATTACAAATTCCGGAATTGTTACTGCATATAATATTGATGGCAAATTCTTAAGAGGCGAAAAACTTAGTTTTGATAGTATTCAAAATAATAGAATTATACAATCATTTACTGAGTATGATGTAAATGATTTTAAATCAGTTTATGCACCACCGGTTGGTTCTGGTGCAACTTTTAGTGCAGATTTAGTACAAAAAGTAAAATCATTTGTAGGGTCTGTAACCATTTCTCCTGAAGTTAGTGGAATTAGCACTGTAACAAGTTCTAATTTTGTTTTTAGAGGTGCTTCAAAGGTAAATGATATTATTGCATACTCAACTCCAGGGAATGTTGAACCAACTTATGCAAAAATTACTTCAATTTCTGAAAAAACGTTGGAAATTGAATCAGTTACTGCTGTTTCTGGTGTTTGTGTATCAATTCTTCCTTCTACTACCTTATCAGTTTCCGATTTTAGAATTCTAAAATCTGGATTACAAGATTCTACTGACAATACTTTATTTACAGTTTTTCCTAAGGATAAGATTTCTTCTTTGGATTTGGAAGATTCTGAATTAATTATAAGAAGACAAAAAACGATTAATATTTCAGCAAATACTTCAGAGACTATTGTTCTTTCTGCAAATGAAAGATTCTTACCATATGATGAAGAAAGATATTCTATTTTTTACTCTGATGGAAGTGTAGAACCACTGAGAGAAGATAAGTTTTTCTTCACGTTAGGATCTCAAAGTTTAAGAATAAATGGATTAACTGCTACTAGCGGAACAGCAACTTTAACTTACACAATAAAGAAACTTAATGTTTCTGCAAAAGTAAAAAATAGAAATAGAGTTAATTCTATTATAGTAGATAAGTCAAAATATAATTATTCTGGTGTAGGGCAAACCACTCTCAATGATGGTCTAGAGTTTGGTAACTATCCTTATGGTACTAGAGTTCAAGATGAAGATATTTGTTTAAGATATCCAGATGTAACAAAACTTTTAGGAGTATTTGAAACATCTAGTGCTAGTGATACTCCACAACTACAGTCAATTACATTAAATATAACTGATTTCACTACTTCAAACTTAATTTTAGGTGAAGAAATAGTTGGACAAGATAGTAATTGTGTTGCCATTTTGGTCGAAAGAATCAACAATAATACCGTAAGTTATATTAGTTTAAATTCTTCATCCTTTAATGATGGGGAAGGTGTTGAGTTTAAAGAATCTAACATAGTCTCTTCAATTTCAGCATTGAATAGGGGAAATTGTAGAGATATTACTGACAATTTTATTTTCAATAATGGACAAAAGAATACTTTCTATGATTATGGTAGAATAACTAGAAAAGAAAGTTCTAGAGAACCTCTTAAAAAGTTAAAAATTGTTTTTGAATCAACTTCTATCGATTCTGCAGATGAAGGAAGTTTCTTCTCAGTTGATTCATATTCTCAGTTTGACTATTGCGATATCCCTTCTTTTGATGGAATAAGAAATTATAACATTTTAGATTTAAGACCTAGAGTTTCTGTTTATAACGTTTCTGAAGGCGAAAGATCTCCATTTGAGTCATTATCAAATAATTTTGTAAATGATGATAATAAAAATACGCCAATTTTAGCATCCGATGAAGATATCATATTAGATTTTTCATATTATTTGCCAAGAATTGATAAAATTGTTTTATCTAAAGACGGTAAATTTGAATTAATGATTGGCGATCCTGCAGAAAATCCACAGGCACCATTAAATCTCTCAGAATCTCTTGATATTGCAACAATTACTCTCCCAGCATATTTCTGCACCAATGATGAAGTAGGAATTAATCTTGCTAAGCACAAAAGATATCGAATGGTAGATATCAAGAAACTTGAAGATAGAATTAAAAATCTTGAGTATTATACAACTCTATCTTTACTGGAAAAAGAGACTGCAAGTTTTACTATTAAAGATGCAAATGGGTTGGATAGATTTAAATCAGGATTCTTTGTTGATAATTTCACAACATTAACTTCCCAAAAATCCACCTTTATTGCCAAAAATTCAATTGATGTTGAAAATTCTCAATTAAGACCTTCTGTATATACCACCTCCATAGATTTAATTCTTGGACATACAAATTCAAGAGGAGATATTAATTTTAATGATTTAGATTTTGATTACAAGTCAAATCAATCTATTGTTGGTGAAAATGTTAAAAAATCAGTTGGACCTGTTGGAAAGGGGGTTTTAACCCTTGATTATTCGGAGACTGAAGAAATTATTCAACAGTATGCAACAAGAGTTGAAAATGTAACTCCATATTTGGTTACTTTCTATGGAGGAGTTTCAAGTCTTAGTCCAGCATCTGATATCTGGTTAGATCCTATTGTTTTGGATCCAATTAATTTGGGAGTTGAAGGTGGAGAAACTCAAATTATTAATGTTGAGTTGGATGAGGTTCCAGATCCAAACTCAGGATGGGCTCCAGTTTTATTTGGTGCTTGGGAAACTTCATGGACTACAGTATCTACCCCTAGAGAAGTTTCTAGAGGTCCAAAATATGAAAAAAATGGAAAATGGTATCAAGATGTTGTTTATGCTGTAGACAAAGAAGGTTCCAAAACTAGAATTGGTGATACTAGAAGAATTACATTCTCAGATACTCCAGTATCATATGGAGATAATGTAGTAAGTATTGATATTGCAACATATTGCAGATCGAGAAACATAGAAGTTGTTTCAAAGAAATTAAAACCATACACACAAATGTATGCGTTCTTTGACGGACAAAATGTTGATGAATTTATGGTTCCAAAACTTTTGGAAGTGGAAATGATATCTGGCATTTTCCAAGTTGGCGAAACTGTTACCAATTTAAAGTCTGCTTTTGATGGTTTTTCAAGTGCAAATATTAAATTCCGACTTTGCCAACCAGATCATAGAGAAGGAAGATATGACTCTCCAACCGCATCATATACATTTAATCCATATGATAGAACTCAAAATGTTCCAACAAGTTATTCTGAAGCATCTGAGTTTTTAAATGTTGATACTTTCCTCTTATCAGAAGAGGCAATTGGAGAATCTTTTGGTTATGTTTCTTCTGGAATGATTCTAATTGGATCATCTAGTGGTGCAACTGCAAAAGTAAAACCAGTAAGACTTATTACTGATAACGTTGGAACATTAATTGCATCTCTTTATATTCCAGATCCAGGTATTAGAAGAAATCCAAGATTTACTACGGGATCTAAGGTTATAAGACTTTCAAGTCTTAAGAGTAATTCGACAGTTCCTGGTCTTCTCAATAGTTTGTCCGAAGCAGCATTTTTTGCAAAAGGTACAATTAAGACAACTCAAGAATCTTTTGGAACAATTAGAGACACTATAAAGGAAGTTGGAACTTTAACGGAAACATTGCCCATATCTACAACAGATTTTTCAAAACCAGTTGCAGTTCAGGTTCCTGCTCCCCCACCAAAACCAGAACCAAAACCATATCCAAAGCCAAAACCAGAGCCAAAACCAGAACCAAAACCAAAACCTGGTCCAAAACCATCTCCTGGTCCAAAACCAGAACCAAAACCATCCCCTGTACCAAAACCATCTCCTGGTCCAAAACCATCTCCTGGTCCAAAACCATCTCCTGGTCCAAAACCAGTATCAAAGAAAATTGAACAATTTAAGTTATATACAGTTCCAGGAACATATACATTTACTGTTCCAAAGGGAGTAACTTCTATTGAGGCTTCTGGAGTTGGTGCTGGTGGTGGTGGCGGATATGGTAAGAGTAATAAACCAGGCGGCGGCGGAGGCGGCGGCGGAGTTTGTTCCAAAAAGATATCAGTAAATCCTGGAGAGACTCTAACAGTTGTTGTTGGATCTGGTGGAAGAGGAGCAACTTCTGACAATAAAGCAAGGGACGGTGGGGCAAGTTTTATTCTTGGTAAAAATATATCTGCCAGAGGTGGCGTAGGTGGATCAAGTTCTTCTAAAGGATTTGGAGGAAAAAATAGTGGTGGTGGAGGAAGAGGTGAAGATGGAAGATATGATAGAGATGATGATGATAGAGGTGGATATGGAGGAGGTGCCGGTAGAGTCGGTGGAGGAAACTGTGGACATCCAAAATACAAAGACTGTTCATCTAGAACTGGAGGACCTGGCGGAAATGGTATAAAATTTGCAGGTTCTGGTGGAACAGATGGAGAAGTTCCAAATTGTGGAGAGGAAGATGGTGGAAGAGGTGGCACCTACGGTGGCGGTGGTGGCGGCGGAATCGATGATGGTTCTGGCGCAGATGGTTCTTCCGGCGCATTCCTTTTAAAGTGGAAAGAATCAAAAGATACCGCATCAACTGATTTAATTCCACCAATTGGATTGGATCCATTAGCACAATCATTCACAATTAGTGCTAAAGAAGGAAGATTCGTAACAGCAATCGACATATTCTTCCAATCCAAAGATGATTCTCTTCCAGTTATTGTTGAATTAAGACCAATGTCTTTAGGTCTTCCAACTGGGGAAATATATCCATTCTCTCAGGTTATTGTATATCCTGAAGACATTGAAATTTCTGAAGATGCTTCTGTAGCAACAAGAATTCAATTTGATGCTCCAGTTTATCTCAAAGGAGAATCTGAACACGCTGTAGTAATTAAATCAGATTCAACAAATTATTACGTTTGGATTTCGAGACTTGGTGAAGTTGATATAACTACAGCATCTTTACCAGAATCTGGAAGAACTATTGTTGCAAGTCAACCAGACATTAGTACAATTGGTTCTCTATTCAAATCCCAAAATGCTTCTACTTGGACCCCAAGTCAATTTGAAGATCTGAAATTTACCCTATATTCTGCGGTATTTGAAACTGAAGGTAATGCAAGTTTCTTCAATCCAGATTTGACCAAGAAAAATAAACAATTCTCAACATTGAGAAATAATCCTCTAGAAATTTTCTCAAGAAAAATTAAAGTTGATATTTCCGAAACTCTTTCAGATCCATTATTTAAATTAGGTAATACAATAGTTCAAAATGGTACTGGTGCTACAGGAAATTATGTTGGTGCTACAGGATCTATTACAAGTGTTTCAATTACAAATAGTGGAATTGGATATACCCCATCCAATGGAACTTCTTTCACATACTTTAACGTTCCATTAGAAAATTCTTCTTCTGAAGGAAGATTAGCAACAGCAGATATTACTATTGGAAGAAATATCCTTCCAGATGGAACTTTTAATGATGGAGTTGCAATTGCTGCCACAATCTCGGCAACTGGAACTGGATATGAGAAAGGTGATGTATTATCAGTAAGTCAATTAGGTGATCAAACTTTAGGTAGAAACTTATTGTTAACTGTAGATGATGTAACAGATTTTAATCAACTTATTATTGATAATGTACAAGGCAATTTCTTAACTGGAATTGGTTATACTTTAACTTATACAAATGAATCTTTGACTAACGTCAATATAAATAATGGAATAACAAATCCAGTCAATATTACTGAACTTACAGAAATTACGGATGGTCTGCACATTAAAGTAAATCATCAAAATCATGGCATGCACTCCGAAGTTAATCTTGTAGAATTGTCCAATATTGTTTCGGATATTTCTCCAGTAACTTTGATTGAAAACATTTCACCAAATGATACTAGTTTATCAGGAATTACTCTTTCCGATACTTCAATATTTGCAACTTTTGAAGGTGCTCCAGTTTCAATAACAAATCCTGGATTTATATTGATTGATAAAGAAATTATTAAATATACTGGAATTTCTGGAAATCAGATAACTGGCATTACTCGTGATATTATTAGTAGTGATACTGAAACATTAAGAGTTATTTCCTCACACTTTGAAGGATCAGATGTTTATAAGTATGAATTGAATGGAGTTTCACTTACCAGAATTAATACAACTCACAATCTTCAAGACGCTTCTGTTCTTGATCCAATTGGATTAGACTATTACACAATCTACATCGATACTGTAAGATCAGATACTACACTTAAACCATTATACTTTAGAGATACAAAGTCTACTGGTGGATTATCTGTTAAGGCATCAAGTAATATTCAGTTCGAAATTATTAAACCAAATCTTGAAACTTTTATTCTACCAGAAACAAATATTGCTTCAGATTTGAGAACTATTTCTGCTACAAGTATTGGTGGTGTTGAACCTTCCTTTGTTGATCAAGGATATCAAAGAGTTGATTTGAATGTTGATAATAACATGAGCACAAGTAGATTAATCTGCTCCAAAATAAACGAAACCACTTATTTACAAAATCAACCAGCAGGCAAGTCTTTAGAACTTAGAACATTCTTATCAACTGAAAATGATAGATTAACTCCAGTAATTGATCTAGATCGTGTCGGAGCAATTTTGGTTTCAAATAGAATCAATAGACCTATTGAAGATTATATAAATGATTCTAGAATTTCTACTATAGAAAAAGATCCAACAGCGTTCTTCTATATAACAAAACCAATTTCTTTGGAAGTTCCTGCAACTTCACTAAGAACTTATATTGCTGCATATATTAACAGAAATTCTGATATTAGAGCATTCTATGCACTAATGAAGGATCCAACAGAAACTCCAATCTACTATCCATTCCCAGGATATTCAAATAAACTTTTATCCGGAGAAGTGATTGATATTAACAATAGTGATGGAACATCTGATAAATTTGTTCCAAATAATGAACTATTTGGAAATGGAAATACTGAGAATTACTTCAAAGATTATGAGTTTAGTGTTGATAATCTGGCAGAATTCAGATATTTTACCATTAAACTAACTGTTTCTTCAAATATTCAAGTATATCCACCAAAATTAAGAGACCTTAGAGTAATTGCATTGGCATAATGAACTATAGTAAAATAGAAGGTCACGAAAATCTAATTCGTGACGAAAAAACCAAATCAATCATTAATACTAACATTAATGAGTATGAGAATTATATTAAAATGCGAAATATAAAACAAAGTGAGGTGAAAAGAATTGAGAACATTGAAAATGATTTAAATTCTCTAAAAAATGATATTAATGAAATTAAAAGTCTATTAAAGAGTACTCTAAAATGATTGATTTGGATTTGGTTGAACTTGAAAACTTTAGTAAAATGTTTGAGTATGAGAAACTTGCTAGAGATATAGATAGTATAGAAAATATTGAGGAAGCAAAGCATATTGCAAAAGCATTTGTCAAATTATATTTCAAGCAACAAGAAATCGTATCTAAATTTACATAGATTCTAATGGCAAAACCATCCACAAGACAACAATTAATAGATTATTGTCTACGAAAATTGGGTTATCCAGTTCTGGAAATCAACATTGCAGATGAACAGATTGATGATCTTGTTGATGATGCACTTCAGTTTTTCTATGAAAGGCATTTTGATGGAGTCATTCAAAATTATTTAAAGTATCAAGTAACTCAAGAAGATATTGATAGGGGTAAAGGAAAAGTTGGAATTACAACGACCTCAGTTAATAATACAATTAATGGTATAACAACTCAGTTTGATTATAAAGAAAATAGTAATTATCTACCAATACCCACAAATGTAATTGGAGTTAATAAAATTTTCAAATATGAAGGTGAAAATACTATCTCCGGAAATCTTTTTGGTGTAAAATACCAATTATTTTTAAATGATTTTTATCAGTGGGGTTCTTTAGAACTTCTCACATATTCAATGATAAAAACAAAACTTCAAGATATTGAGTTTTTATTAAATACGGATAAGCAAATTAGGTTTAATAAGAGACAAGATAGATTGTATCTTGATATTGATTGGAATTCTATTAATGTTGGAGATTATCTCATTATCGATTGTTATCAAATAATGGACCCAACTAGTTATAGTGAAGTTTGGAATGATTCTTTCCTAAAACCATATTTGACTGCACTTATGAAGAGACAGTGGGGATATAACATTTCCAATAAATTTAGAGGTCTTAAACTTCCAGGAGGAGTTGAGTTGGATGGTAGAACTCTTGTTGAAGATGCTCAAAGAGAAATTGATTCTTTAATGGAAAAGATGTCTTCGACTTATGAACTTCCACCTTTAGATATGATAGGTTAAACTTATGCTTAATCCATTTCTACTAAACGGTTCTAAAAGTGAGCAGGGAATGCTCCAAGACTTAATCAATGAGTCTCTTAGAATGTATGGTATTGACGTTTTCTATTTACCGAGACAATTTGTAAATGAGAAAACAGTAATAAAAGAAGTTGTTGAGTCTGAATTTAATACAGCATTTCCAATTGAAGCATATGTAGAATCATATGATGGTTATTCTGGACAAGGAACAATTCTTTCAAAATTTGGAATTCAAGAGTTGGATGATTTAACTCTTACGATTTCAAAGGAAAGATATGAAAATTATATTCAAAATCTTATCAAAAAAATTCCAAATTCGAAATTGACATCCAGACCAAAGGAAGGGGATTTAATTTATTTTCCTCTTGGTGATAGATTATTTGAGATTAAGTATGTGGAGCATGAAAAACCATTTTATCAGCTTCAGAAAAATTACGTTTATCAATTATCTTGCGAACTCTTCAGATATGAAGATGAAGTTATTGATACTGATATTGATATTATTGATGATAATATTCAAGATTATGGATATATTCAAACTTTGAATATGATTGGTGCTGGGGTAACTGCTGAAGCAACTACAACAATCGTAAATGGTGGAGTAAGATTTGTAACAATTACCAACAGAGGTTCTGGTTATACAAGTGCTCCAGAAGTTAAGTTTTCTTCTCCACGATCGGGAGGAACAAAAGCAACAGCTGTTGCTGAAATGATTAGTGGTATAGTTGATTTTTGCGAATCTGATCCCAATCTCTTAAGGGTCCAAAAGATTTTAATCACTAATCCAGGATCTGGATACACAACTGCTCCACAAATTACTTTTATTGGAGGGGAAGGATCTGGAGCAGAAGCAACCGCAACTATTGGTGATGGAGTTATTGGTCCAATAACAGTTACAGAATCTGGATCTGGATATCTTACCCAACCTACAATTATTTTTACAGGAATATCTACAGTTTCTGCTGCAGCAACTGCAGTATTAAGTAATGGATCTGTAAGTAGTATTCAAATTATTAATGCTGGACTTGGTTATACATCTGCACCAGACATTACAATTGGCAACCCCGATTCTACTGGTGGAACTGGAACATTTAAGTTCAATGAAGTGATTACGGGAAGTATTTCTGGAACAACTGGAAGAG